GTAAAGAGATCCGCCATGGCACGATCGACTCGATGTCTAAAGAGGAGGTTCAGCGCAAGCTAGACGAGCTTAAAAGCCTTTATGGAGGGCCTCCGCCTAGAGCCTTGATCGATGCCGACACTGGCGAGGTTATTGCCAGCGCTGATCAAGGAGCGGATCCACAGCCTCACTCTTCTTACGAAGAGCCCGACTTGAGTGTATTTGATATGGATCTACCGAAAGATGGCACCTGAGGCGCGGTTATCTGAGAAAGTCCGCAATGGCCTGCGTCCCTGGTGTGATATTGAGCGTATTGAAAACCGGGTGAATCTGGGCATTCCTGACATGTTGATCGGTGTTGGCGATCGTTTTGTCATGCTGGAGTTGAAAGTGACCGATGGCCGAAAGGTTGAGCTTCGTCCTCATCAAATTGCTTTTCATGCTCGGCACGGCCTCCGAAATCGACCGGGTTTTATTTTGGTTTTGAAAACAGCGACAAAATCGACGCCTGAGACGCTTTTCTTATACGAAAGTAGTAGTGCGGTGATGCTAAAAGATGTTGGAATAGATGTGCCGCCTGTGCGAAGTTGGCCGTTAAAAGCGATGCAGTGGCGGGAGCTTTACGAAGCATTGTCTTCTTAATTTTAGAAAGGATATCGTTATGAAAAGAACCGGTTTTGTTTATCACATTTATCAAGATTATCGCCGTCTTGATAAACCTCAAGCCTTTTTTTATCGTATGCGTGACGCTAAAAAGTATGGAGCGTTATATTTTGATGGCACTTTTTTGATTCGCCGATGGCCAGCTGCTGAAGCTAAAACCTTACTTGAGACTATTCAAGAAATTATATTACCTGAATATCTTAATGATGTGCTTAATTCAAGTTGCAATAGAAGAATGGCTGCTACGTGTTTGATTAATGGAGTATATTCTAATTTTGAAGCTGCTCGTGATTCGGTTATATCCCGCCGTGAAGCTTTACAATAGGGGCTAGAGCTGGCATAATTAAGCTTCATTTAAGAAAGGATAGAGTCATGTTAAAAACTGTAAAAGTTTCATCGAATAGCAAAACCGGCAAAATTGCTGTCACTTATCGCTCAGGCGAGCATTCTGTTTTCGGCACTTGCCCAAAAACTTGCGCATTGAACCCGCAGGGAGACAACAGCACGAACTTAGTTGATGTCGACTATCTTGCTGCAGTGTCCGACTCAGTACCCCCCGGCGGTAAGGCTTGGACCTATTCACATTTCGACCGCCGCGCATTACCTCGGCCGGCTGCAGGCAAAACCGTTATCAACGTTTCGGCCGATACGGTTTCCGACGCTTTGCATGCTGTGGCCGACGGTTTCCCGGCCGTGCTCGCTGCCCCGGCTGATTCGGCCGATAGCTGGCCTACGGTCCGGAAGGGTGTTCGCTTTGTGCGCTGTCCGGCCGAACTGTCCGAGTCATTCACTTGCAAGGATTGTGGCAACGGTAGCCCGCTTTGTGCCCGTGGCGATCGCGATTACGTGGTGGTGTTCGTCGGCCATGGTCGGGATAAAAATAAGGTCGGAACCGAAACCGAGGGCGGCTGCTATGCTGCCAGCGGCTTTACATCGATTTCGTGGCATCAAACCCGGAAAACCGGCGCTAAGAATGATGCTCAGGCGGTCCGCGCTTTTGCTGCCGGCTTGCCTTTCGGCTCGTTTTTGCGGCATCACATCGCCGGCGATATGGGGAGGGCGGCGTGATTTTATTGGTACTGTTGTTTTTTATTTTCATGTGGTGGTTGATCGACTTTTTTGACGGAAAAAAATAAGTTGACGCGGAGCGATTTTAGGGTACAATTACAGTCAGCAATTCGCCGAATTGCACTTTAAAGAAAGGATAGTGAAATGGCACATATGATCGATATGACAACAGGCAAGGCCGCAATGGCGTTTGTCGGACAAAAACCGTGGCATGGACTAGGTTCGGAACTAACCCCCGGCGCTACCATCGAGCAATGGACCGACGAGGCAGGCTTAGGCTATACAGTGCTTGAGAGCCCGGTTTTATATGAAACGCCGGCTGTAACCGAGCTGCAGCGCTGGCCCGATCGCAAGGTGTTGCATCGTTCTGATACCGGCGCGCCGCTGGCCGTAGTGTCCGACGGTTACCACGTGGTGCAGCCGGCGCAGGTGATGGATTTTTTCCGTAAGTTGAGTGATATCGGGGGCTTTGAACTCGAGACAGCCGGGGCGCTTTCTGATGGTAAACGGGTATGGGCTTTAGCTTCAGTGGGAGCAGCGGCCCCGGTTTTGAATCGTGACTTGGTCAAACCTTACCTGTTATTTGGTACATCTTATGACGGCACAATGGCCACAGTAGCTAAATTTACAGCTATCCGCGTGGTATGCAATAACACGATAACGGCGGCGGTGGGTGGATTTTCAAACGGCCGGCCAATAGTCGGGGAAATTGAATCGAGCACTGGATATCTCAAAAGCGCTGTTCGCGTGTTGCACAGTGAGCGCTTTGATCCTGATCAAGTAAGGCTGCAGCTGGGCATCGTGGCAAATGCTTTTGAGGAATTCATCGTAAATGCTCGGCAGCTTGCCGGCATTTCAATGTCCGAGCCCGAGGCCGACGGGTTTATTGCCGAATTGCTGAAACCGTACCATACGAGCAAGCTTGCGATTAATGAAACGAAGGGCTTCAAGAGGATTCGCGAGCTATTCGATGGGGCGGCTATTGGTTCGGAGCTTGCCGGCGGTCCTAATCGCTGGCAGATGCTAAACGCTGTAACCGAGCTTGTGGACCATGAGCGCGGCCGCTCGAATAATACGCGCTGTGAGTCGGCATGGTTCGGGCAGGGTGCCGGGTTGAAAGCGAGGGCAGTTGACCTGTTGACCTCGGGCGCTTTTGAAGCAATAGCGTAAAGGTTCGGCCGGCTATCTTATAATGACGGGCTGCAGCCGGAGCGCTGCAGCGTACAGTCCGAAAGCTTGCCCCCGTGTCCTGGGGGCTTTTCTCTTGCATCGTTTGCGACGATGCGTTATAATTAGCGCATCAGCGCGTGGTGCGCTGAATTTTAGAAAGGATAGCGAAATGCCAATTGCAATTCACACAAAGTATATCGGCCCGACGGATACAAAGGGCGCTCGCATTTCCGCGACGTGCCGCCGCGATCGCGATACAAAGTATCGCGTTGAGATTTCCTTTCCGCATGAGCTTAGCTGCGAAGATCGCCATGCGATGGCTGCTCGGCGGTTAATCGAAAAGCATTTTTCTGGCTTGACTGACAAGACCTTTCACGTTTGCGGAAACACGCTCGATAATCTTGGATACGTGTTTGCCATTGGCGCTGAGCTGCAGAGCATGGCTGAAAAGTTAGCGCCCGAGATAGCGAGGGATTGGACCGGAGCGCCGCTTGTTTATAGAATCCCGGGCCTTGGTCGGTTTTCCTCGAGCATGGTATAATTTCCCTGCGGAGCGCTTTGCTCCGCAGCACTCTAGAAAGGATAGCAAAAATGAAACAGTACCGAGTTCTGCTGATGGGTTACTCAAACGAATACCTCGTGCCGGAGAGCATGAACGATAAAGAGCTTTCGGCGCTTATTGCCCAGCTTCTGATGATGCTGCCCGTTAGTAGCCATGGCTACTACAACGCTAAGGGCAACTATGATCAAGCTTTCTACGTGTCGTCTCCCGAGTCTCCCTCGATCCGCATTCGCCGAGTCGAAATCATGGATGAAGCCAAGGCCAAGGCCTTGGTCCTCGAGTCCGACAAGCGCCGCGAGAAGCAGGCAGCCTGATTCTGCGCCAGGGCCCTGGGCCCTGGACCTGCAGCCGCCAGCCCTGGCGGCTTTTTTATTTATAACAGGTTATAAAAACAAGAGCAAAGGATAAGGAGTCGAGCAGCGACTCCTCTCCCCGACCGATCGCTATCCTATATCACTCTAATAAGTATAGCGGCTATGGGCCCCCCGGGCACCGGGGGGCCCATAAACACACCCAAAGCTCGACGACTCGCCTATAGCCCAGATTTAGCCCCGAGCCGTGGTCCGTAAAACTTGACCCCCCAAAACACCCCCCTTCTGTTTGTAAATCGCATACCCGGGGGTATATTTGTAATTTTCAAAACTTTTTGGACATCCCATGGCCCTTGATTCGTCATCCTTGAGTAATCAAGATGTAGAGGCTGAGCGCTTACGCCTTGAGTTACGTTTATCGTTACTGGAGGCCCAGGAACGTGCTTCGTCAAAGTTTATTGATTTTAGTAAATACGTTTGGCCTGAAATGTTGATCGGTGAGCATCACCGCCGTATTGCGGATGCGTTTGATCGTGTGCTTGCGGGAAAGACAAAGCGTTTGATTATTGCGATGCCGCCACGTCACGGTAAGTCGCAGTTAGGTAGTTACTTGTTCTCTGCGTATGTGATGGGCAAACGTCCTGATGCCAAGCTTATTGTGGGATCACATACCGCAGAGCTTGCGCAGCGGTTTGGCCGGATGATCAGGAATCTTGTGGAGTCAGACAAGTATCAAGAACTATTCCCAAATACGAATCTATCCGTTGATTCCAAGGCTGCTGGCCGGTGGAACACGGCCCAAGGCGGGGAAGCCTTTTTTATTGGTAAGGGCGGTGCGATGACCGGGCGCGGTGGCGATATTATCGTGTTGGATGACATCTTGGACGAGCAGGATGCTTTGTCGGACACGGCGATGCAGAACACCTGGGAGTGGTACGAGTCGGGGCCTCGTCAGCGATTGCAGCCGGGCGGCTCGATTATTTTGATCAATACCCGGTGGAAGACCGACGATGTCGCGGGGCGCTTGCTCCGTTTGCAGTCAAATTTGAAGGCGGATCAGTGGGAAGTGTTGGAATTTCCGGCGATTTTGCCGTCCAATACGCCGTTGTGGCCAGAGTATTGGAGCCTTGATGAGTTAGAAAAGGTTAAGTTTTCTATTGGGTTAAGGAAGTGGAATGCCCAGTGGCAGCAACAACCGACTAATGATGAAGGGGCGATTTTAAAGCGCGATTGGTGGCGCGTGTGGCGTGGTGAGGAACCCCCGCATTGTTCTTATTTAATACAGACCTACGATACGGCGTATAGTAAAAAAGAGACTGCTGACTTCTCGGTGATTAGTACCTGGGGCGTGTTTCAGGAAAATCAGGACTCGGGCCCTCAACTGATGTTACTGGGTGTAAGGAAAGGAAAGTGGGATTTCCCGGAGCTTAAACGGGTGGCTAAAGAAGAGTACCTGCATTGGCGACCGGATAATGTGTTGATTGAGGCCAAGGCCACGGGAACACCGCTACAGCATGAGTTAAGGAAGATGGGGATTCCTGTGACGATGTACTCCCCGGGTGGTCGGCGCACAGGGACGGATAAGATAGCGCGTGCTAATGCCGTGGCCCCGGTCCTTGAATCGGGTATGGTGTGGTACCCTGAGATATACGAGTGGGCGCAGGATTTGGTGGAGGAGTGTGCTGCTTTCCCCAACGGAAGCCACGATGATCAGGTGGATGCGACGGTGATGGCTTTGATGCGTTTTCGTCAGGGGAATTTTATTAGTTTGGAAGATGATGATAAGGAGGAGCGTGAGGAATTCGCCGTGGGGGTAGAATTCTATTGACGTAAGTCGTTGTCCTTGTACAATGTTTTTATCTTACTTTTTGTGGACCATGGCCCATGGCTCAGGATATTATTAGCAAGATCCGTGAGGCGGCGTCCTCCAAAGGTGTAGATCCTGACGTTGCTGTTCGGATTGCGGAACTTGAAAGTTCGCTAGACCCTACTGCAAAGGCCAAGCGTTCCTCGGCGCGTGGGCTTTTTCAAGTGATCGATGATACGTGGAAGCGTTATGGTGGGAATCCTGCTAAGCGCTTTGATGTGGATGAGAATATCCGTGTTGGTACGAATATCTTGGCGGATAACACGCAAAGAGCAAAAAAGGCCTTGGGCCGTGATCCACGGCCCTCGGAGCTTTACGCGATGCATTTTTTTGGCGGGGATGTGGGATTAAAGGTTGCGCGTTCTCCTGAGGATCGCCCCATTCATGCTTTGGTAACTCCTAGTGTGTTGCGTGCTAATCCGCAGTTAAAGGGAAAAACCGCAGGTCAGCTCATGGCCGGGTGGGAGGCAAAGTTCCCTGGAGCGGCTACGGTGGCTGTGGCTGCAGCACAACCCGAAGAAAGAGAACCGGGGATAACCCGTGTTTCGCGGTCCGTGCCGCGTCCTCTACCAACTGCCAAACCCATTCCCGCTTCAAGTCCTCTACCAACTGCTAAACCTATTGCCGCGTCAAGTCCTCTAACCACCACCGCCACGCCCTCTCCCATGCAAAGCGCGGAACTGCCTGCGTCTTATCAGGCGGCGTTGGCCGTGAGCCTTTTGGCGTCGGATGATGAGAAGGAAAAGAAGGATGAGGATGAGCCTTCTATTGCAGAGCAGTTCTTGGCGCAATCGCCACGGACCACGGCCCTTGCAGGCTTGGATTTAAGTTATCAATCCCCTTTCCCCGAACCCACCCCGGTTAGGATGGCTGAAGGCGGTGCAACTAACCCCCTAGATTACACACCTAGTTTTGGCAATGTAGGTCTTGGACCTGGATTTGAAGATCCAGGTGTAGTGGAAATGATAGGTAGGTTTGACCGTTCTGGGTACTCTATTAGCCCAGAAACTGAACAACAAGAAAAAATGGAATTAAATAATTTTCTTGCAGACAAGATGTCTGTGGATCAAATTACAGGAGACATTGATGCTATACAGTCTTTGCGTAATTTGAGGGAGGCAGATCCAGGTGTATTTGACACGATTGTTAATACTTATTCAACTGTGCCTAGTCAAGTTGTGCAAACAGGTTTGGGTCAAATAAAAGAAGGACTTAGAACAGCTCAATCTAGTACAGACATTCCCTATGAAGATTTTGTTTCTATGGCGCGAGGAATGCAGGACATCAGGGTTAATCCTGGTTTAGTTGGAAAACTTTCTGATTTAGCGGGAAATATTCGTTCTGTAACAGGCGGCGGAAGTTTTGGATCTAAGGAAGAGGAGTTTTTTATACCCGGTTATTCCCAAGGCGGCGCTGTGCCCAACCTCAATGAAATCCCAAGTGTTGATGCCTTAGGCCGGTTGATTGATAAGCGCGAGGACATTCGCAGCGAGTCCCAGCGTATGCTTGCAAGGCTTGCAGCCCAGCAAAAATCACGGAAAACGCCTTCAGGCGGTTTTATTCCTCCCCCAGGTTTTGTTCGTCGCCAACTAGAACTTGAAGAACGTATAAGACAGGCATCAGCTCCGGGAAGCGCGGCCCCAATGCCTTTAATCGATCGCCCTGCGATGCGGGTTGCCAGTGACATCGTTCGTGGCGCGGTAGGCGGAACTTCTGCGGATCCGACTAATCCTAGTGAAGCTTATAAACTGATGCAGGGGTTAACCGGTGCTTATTTGCCCACGGCTCCTGTGGTGCGCACAGGGCAAGCAGCAGGAGCTGCAATACGACAACCTACGCAGTCTTTAGTAGCCGCTGGACAAGCTTTTGAAGAGCTTGGTGGAACGGCGGCAGAACAGCTTGCTCGTTTATCACGGCCCAATGCTTTGGGCAGTCAAGCGGGAGTCATCAAAGCCAAGGGCGGTAATTGGCCGGCGCGGCATATTCAGATGCGTCTTGATCCTCTCCGCACGCCTATGTTCCGTTGGCAGGATCCTGAGCTGCGTAATGCGCAGGTTGCTGAGCAGATTGATGAGTTCCGTGGTTCTGGAGCCTCCGAGCAGGCCGTTGGCCAATATGCAAAAAGCTTTGAAGTACCTGTGGCGATTGATAAGTGGATCACTAACAAGCTGGGTAAGTACATTCAAAATGAAATGGGCACCCCGCAAGATCCTTTGCGTAAGCTGGCGCGGGAAGAGAATATTACAACTGCCCCTCCTGATTTAGATAGGGAGCGTGTGGCCCGATATGCCAGAACTCAACGTGAACTGGCTACGTCGCTAGCCGATTATCGCTACCGCGCAACCCTTCCTGACGGTAAAACCGATACCTTTACCACCATGAAGGATGCGGAAGATTGGGTTGCGGAATCCAACATTCCTGATAGAGATAAGGCTTACGCAACCATCAAGGCTTTTGTACGGGATGAAAACTATGATGAGATCCCTGTTGTAGGACTTACCCCTGAAGGCCAGCCCATCTTGGAATCGGGAAAGCCTGCACCTTTCTTACCTCGCCAACAAGAAACAGGGCATGGCCTTGCCAAGTATTGGGAAGATTTGGTGGATAGCGTTGTTAATCCATTCACCCCGGGCGTGGTGAAAGCAGAGATTGATCTAGTTAGAAGGGGCGAATCAACAACACCTCTTGGGTTCCGTGCCGATGAAACATTGGCCGAGTTGTCTCGCATTTCGCCCAGGACACCTATCTATCAGTTAAAACCTCACGCTCTCTCAGAACTTGGATTTACAAAGCTCACTAAAGATCTTGAGCAGATGGTCAGTGAGCCAAAGCTCTTGCCCCAAGCGCTTCGTATTGAGCCCAAGGACCTTGATCGGATGAGCGTGCCCGATGTTGTCAAGCGCGTAGAAGCGTTTAGAAACTGGCAAGTTGAGGAATACCGTAGGGAAATGCTGGCCAAAGCGGCCAATATTCCTCTTTATAAGGAATATGACGACGGTGCGCGGTGGTTAAGGCTCACCGATCTGCAGGATAACAAAGAAAATCGCAAGTACGCTTTAGCCGTGGGCTGTGATGCTAGGTGGTGTACAGAGCAAGAGTATTATATTGATCAGTACACGGATCCTAAGAGGCTTCCGTGGCCCAGGGAAATTCATGTTTTGACCAGCAGGGACGGTCGTCCGTTAGTCCAAATCCACACTGAAGTACCCGATCCTTCAAGGGCAGCACGCACGGGCGATGAAACTTATTTACGCCCCGCGATTCTTGAAATTAGATACCGTAGAAACGAACTCGACATCCCCGAAATCGGTTATGGGTTTGATCGCAAGAAGGTTAAACACGAGGTCTTATCCCGCGTGCAGGATTACATTCGATCGGCTGATTTTCGGTATGTAGATGAAATTGGTAATGCCAAGCTGGTTGATACCGCTCCCTATGGCGACAGTGATTTTGTTAAACGTGCTGAGGATGTAAGACGTTTTGGTTGGGATGAGCAGGCCTTTGGCCCTTGGCAGCGGTTCGTGGACCTTGATTCGTGGAACGAGGCTGTTGCCCGTATGCAAATGAACATGCGCGGATCTCAGCGTCAGCTTAGAAACCCGCCGGAGGAGTTTAGCGAAGGGGGTCCTGTTAAAACCAAGCCACCAGAGCTTACAGGCATCAATCGCGTGTTAGATTTTATTGCTCAAAAGCTTGATCCCAAGTGGTTTGCAACATCAGGGCGCATTTTATTGGAAACCGCCCAAGGCGTAAAAACGCCAATTACCGAAAAGAACTTTAAACCTGAAGAGTTGGATATTATTCGTCAGCTTATTGCATTGAAGGGCAAAGAGAATGGGGTTATTGGCTACGACGATTACATTATGCTGGCTCGCAAGATGACCAAAGAAGGGCCTATGCCTGTTTCAGTAACTCCTTCTATTTACTCAATGGCTGACCCCTTGGGTAATGTACAAACGACACTCGGCCGTTTTTCTTATCAAGCGGACCCCAAAGGCAATGTGCAGGTTATTGATAGATATGACTTTAACCCGCCTCCGCAGCAAGACATGCGTGAGGCAAGGACCGGGGACTATGGGGTGTTTGGACCGTATGCTGTAATCAGAGAGTATGCGGGGGAAAAGATTCCTTCTGGAACAAGCGCAGGTCGCGACATCCGTATTAATCTCGGACCTTTGCAAAAATAAAGGACACACCATGCCCATTGAAAAAGCGACAAGGATCGAGGACCTCCCAACAGGCGAGGTTGAGGTTGAGATTGAGCAAGAAGATCTGCCCGAAATCAGCATTGAGTTTGATGAAGAAGGTGGTGTAACGGTCAACCTTGAAGCGGAGGAGGATGATGAGGTTCCTTTTGACGCTAATCTTGCTGATGTGCTTCCTCCTGATGTTCTTTCACGCATCTCCAGCGATTTGATGGCTTTGTTTGATGCGGACAAAAGTTCTCGCGGTGATTGGGAGCAGCAATACGCCAAGGGCATGGATCTCTTGGGCTTTAAGATGGAAGAACGAACCCAGCCTTTCCGTGGCGCGTGTGGCGTGCAGCATCCCCTGTTAACCGAGGCCATTGTTCAGTTTCAGGCGCAGGCTTTAAAAGAGTTGTTACCCGCAGATGGCCCTGTTCGCACGCAGGTCCTGGGCAAAGAGACGCGGGAAAAGCTCATGCAGGCGCAGCGCGTCAAAGATTTCATGAACTATCAGCTCATGAACAAGATGCCTGAGTATGCGCCCGAGTTTGATCAGATGTTGTTTTACATCGGCTACGGTGGTTCGGTGTTCAAAAAGGTTTATTACGATAAAAACCTTGGCCGGATGGTGTCCCCTGCGGTGTTTCCCGACAACCTTTACATCCCGTACAACGGCTCACCGGTTATGAGCAAATGCGAGCGGATCACGCATCGCATCTTTATGTCCGAGAACGATTACCGCAAAGCCGTGTTCAGTGGTCAGTATCTCCCGGACGCTCAGCCGGAAGTTGTGCAAGACAGCACGCAGATTGCTGAGGCGCAGGACAAACTCACTGGCATTTCCCCCTCGGGAGAGGATAAGGAGATGCAGTTGCTTGAATTCATGGTGGATTACGATCTGCCTGGGTTTGAGGATAAGGATGAAGACGGTGAGCCCACAGGGATCAAACTGCCTTATGTGATCACGATTGATGAAAACTCATCACGTGTCGTCGGTGTTCGCCGCAATTGGCAGGAGAACAACGAGCTTAAGCAACGCAAAGAGTATTGGGTGCATTACATGTTGGTCCAAGGACCAGGGGCCTATGGCCTTGGTTTCTTGCACTTGATCGGAGGTTTGGCCAAAACAGCGGGATCTGCACTGCGTCAACTGACCGATGCAGGTACGCTCAATAACCTGCCTTCAGGGTTCAAGGCCAAAGGTGCTCGGATTGAGAATGATGATGTGCCGATCAAGCCCGGTGAGTGGCGCGATATGGATGCTGGCGGTGCAGAACTGCAGGCTTCTCTCTTACCACTGCCCTATAAGGAACCGAGTCAGACTCTGTATCAGCTTTTAGGCTTTTGCGTGGACGCTGGTCGGCGCTTGGCCAGCATCACAGACCTGCAGGTAGGTGATAGTAATCAGAACGCTGCCGTGGGTACGACGATTGCATTGCTGGAAAAGGGTTCCAGTGTGATGTCCGCAATCCACAAACGCTTGCATTACGCCCAGCGTTTAGAGTTTCAGCTACTGGCCGAAGGTTTTGCGGAGTATTTGCCTGCTGAGTATCCCTATGATGTGCCTGGGGAGTCGCGAAAGATCAAACGCAAGGACTTTGATTCGCGAGTAGACATCCTTCCTGTGTCTGATCCGAACATTTTTTCGGTGGCGCAGCGCATTACGATGGCTCAAACGGAGCTGCAACTGGCTCAAAGTGCCCCGCAAATGCACAATATGTATGAGGCTTATCGCCGGATGTATGAGGCGATTGGCGTGCGGGATATTGATTCGTTGTTAAATGGCCAAAATGTGGATCAACCCAAGGATCCGGCAAGTGAAAATGCGCAGGCTTTGGACGGTTTTACACTAAAAGCCTTTGCAGGTCAGCAGCATGACGCGCATATCATGTCGCATCTACTTTTTGGCCTTTCTCCGATGATGGCGGCTATGCCACAAACGGCTGTGTTGCTTCAAAAACACATCTTTGAACACATCAAAATCAAGGCTGAAGAGGCAACGGAAGCGGAATTGTTTCAGCAATACGGCGTAGACCCTGATCGGCTTGTTTCGCCACTGCAAAAAGAGGCCATGGTTGCTCTAAAAGTGGCGCAATTCTTTCAAGAAGTGAAGCAAATGCAGGCGCAGATGTCTGGCGAAGGTCAGCAGCAGCCTGATCCGTTGATTGAGTTGAAGAAAGCCGAGATTCAGCAGCGTGGACAGACCGAACAAGCCAAGATTCAAGTGGATCAACAGCGTTTAGCCTTTGATCAGCAGCGTGAAGCGAATGATGTGGCGATTGATCAGGCTCGTTTGGCTCAACAGCAACAGTCTAATCAAGCTCGTATTATGCAAATGGCTCAGCCAAGGGGGCAAAATGCGCGGTAAACCTACCAAACCACAAAAAACAGTTAAGAAAAACCTTCGTGAAGCGCGAAAAGAGGGTATTGTTTCGTCGCCCGCGCCTAAGCCCATGATGGTTTATCGTAAGGATGCTTTTAAAAAGGTGAAGATTACGTAAAATAATGTATTATTAAATGATATGCCTTCAGACGGTGGCAAAAACTGTCTGCTTCATTGGAGTAATCCATGCTTGAGTTTACAGAAACGCTTTTAAAGCGCGTTCGTCAGCTAAAAGCCGACGCTGAAGTGCTGGTTCTTGGCAACCGGATCACTTCGATGGAGCAGTACAAGCATTTGATGGGCCGTATCGAGGGCATTTCGTTTGTGGAAGCTGAAATCCACAAGTTATTGAAACAAAACCCTGACGATTAAGGATTCCATCATGACAGTGACTGCTTTAGAGCAAAAATGGGCGAAAAAAGCTGAAGAAGCGCCCCCTGCTCTTACGGATGCTTATACCGAAGAAGGTGATTTGCGTATCGAGGACCTTCAGGCATCTGTTTTAGATCGTATTCCGAAGCCAACAGGCTGGCGAATCGTGATTCTTCCCTATCGTGGTGCAAAAAAGAGCAAAGGCGGTATTGCGCTTGCGGATCAGACCGTGGAACGCAATCAATTAACCACGACTTGCGGCTATGTGCTGGAAGTTGGGCCTTTGGCTTATCAAGATCAACAAAAATTCCCTAATGGCCCGTGGTGCAAGAAAGGGGATTGGATCATCTTTGGTCGTTACGCTGGTGCGCGAATGAGTATTGACGGTGGTGAGATTCGAATCCTCAATGACGATGAGATTCTTGCAACGATCAAAGATCCTAAAGATATTTTGCACATGTGAGGTGAATGATGGGACTTAATAATCCAAATGATCCGCTTGAGTTTGACCTTGGGGAAAACGAGCAAGAAACAGAGGTAGCTATTCAGGCTCCTGAAGAGGAGTCTAGTCAAGGGCAACAAGCAAATGTTGCTCAAGGTAATGAACAGCAACGGGCTGAACTTGATGCAGTTAGTGACACTGTCCAAAAGCGAATTGCTAAGCTAACAGCTCGCATGCGTGAAGCGGAGCGCCGTGAGCAGGCAGCGTTGGAGTATGCCAAGGGATTGCAGTCAAAAACGCATGATCTTGAAAAGCGTCTTGTCCATACGGATTACAGCCGCTTAAGTGAGGCCAAGCAACGTCTTGATACTCAGCAACTAACCCTGAAGGCCATTGTCAAAAAGGCCCGAGAAGAGGGCGATGTTGACACCGAGATGGAGGCTAATCAGCGTTTATCAGATGTCACTGCTGAGCAGCGACAAGTCAATCTTTGGCTTAATTCACAACAACAGCAACTTCAACAGCCTCAACAGCCTCAACAGATCCAGCAGGTTCCTCAATATCAACAACCTCAGGTTCAACAGCCCCCAAAACCAAGCATTCGTGCTGAGCAGTGGGCGAAGGATAATGATTGGTTTGGGAAGAATCGGGTGATGACTTATGCTGCTTGGGGCATTCACCAGAGTTTAATTGAAGAAGAGGGAGTTGACCCCGAATCTGACGAATATTATACTGAGCTGGATAGCCGGCTGCGGGAGCAGTTTCCCAAGCAATTTCAACAGTCGGTTTCCGTTCAATCCAGGGCTCAGCGTTCCGCGCCTGCTGTAGCTCCTGCCTCCCGTAGTTCCGGGATAAATAGTGCGCGCCGTTCTGTCAGGCTATCGCCTAGTCAGGTTGCTATGGCAAAAAAATTGGGCGTTCCTCTTGAGGAATACGCCAAGTATGTGAAGGATTAAATATGAGTGAAACGCTTACTATCGATAGAGCCCCTCGCAAAAACCGCGAAAAGGAGACTCGTCGCAAACCTTGGACTCCGCCTTCACGTCTTGACGCACCCCCCGCCCCTGAAGGATATAAGTATCGCTGGATTCGCGCAGAAGTAAACGGTTTTGAAGACAAGCAGCATGTGTATGGTCGTTTGCGGGAAGGTTATGAACTTGTTCGTAACGAAGATCTCCCCGAGGAACATCAGGGCAGTCTTC